CTGCATAATGGTCCGGCAAAATACACCGTGCCGTTTCTGAATAATACTAGATATTCTGCATATGAGTTGTCACCGTATGATAAAACACTACTGATTGACAGTGATTTTATAATCTTAAATGACAACCTAAACGAATATTTTAAAATACAGCAACCAGTAATACTCGGTGAATCAATACAGGATATATATGACGATAAAAGATTAGGTTACTTAGATAAATTTATCTCAGAAACAAGTATCAAAATGCGTTGGGCAACAACAGTTTTATTTGATAAATCCGAAGAATCTGAAATATTTTTTGATTTAGTAAAAACTGTATATGAAAATTATAATACATTTAGTTCAATATTTAGATTTAGTCCGTTACAATATCGAAACGATGTGTCCTTTAGTGTAGCTGAACATATTATGAACGGATTTATACCTGCTAGTAGATACTATTTGCCGAGTATTCTTACTACTTTGGACAGAGATATTTTACATTCTTTTGAAAATAATAAATTTACATTTCTTATAGATGAAAATTTGCAGGAAAATTATTTCCTCACGGCCATAAGCACACAAAATATTCATATAATGAATAAAAAATCGCTGATCGACCGAACTGATAAACTTTTGGATACGCTATGACTTTTGGTTATTTAATTTTCGTAAAGACACATGATTCTATTGATTATTTGCAACTCGCTTATGGTCTTGCACTCAGCATCAAGAACACCCAACAAGAAGGATATGAAAAAGTCGCCTTGGTTATTGATGATAAATCTAAACTTGAAACTTTAAAATCTAGTTGGGTGTTTAATGAAGTCATAGAATGGGGTGAACAAGCCGGATGGGACGGTAGAGCATGGATGCACGACCTATCACCATGGGATTATACAGTGTGTTTAGATTCGGACATGTTGTTTTTAAGAGATCATAGCCACTACATTGATTATTTTATAGAAAACTGCGAACTATATATTCCTAATAAGTCATATACTTTTAGAGGTGAAGAAATTTTTAATGATTATTATAGAAAATCCTTTACCGCTAACGATTTGCCTAACCTTTATAGTTTCTTTACTTTTTTTAAGAAAGACTCTAACTTAGCCTCAGCTTTTTTTGACTTAGTTAAAAATATAACTTTATACCCTAAAGAATTTTCTAATACATTTATGCAAAAATGCAAACCAAAAATAGTTGGAACAGACGAAGCATTCGCACTTGCTAGCAATATTTTAGGCATCTCTGATGACATATCTTATGATTTGGATTTTCCAAAAGTTGTGCATCTAAAGCCTATGATTCAAAACTTTCCTTGGCCTGCTAATTTAGTTTCAGATCATGTAGGGTTATACTTTGACACTGAAGGATGTTTAAAGATAGGAAATTTTCAACAGTTAGATATCGTTCATTATGTTGAAAAAGATTTTATGACAAACGAAAATATAAGTTTAATGGAAGAAATTGTATGGAAGTAACAAGCACACCTATAGAAGTAGATTATGCTGCTGTGTTTAATCCTGATGACGGGTCAATATTAAGTATAGGACCTAAAGAATTGCTTTCTGATAAACAGAATAAAGTTTCCATAAACAGTGATATTGTCGAAAGAATTAATAAAGGAGAACTAAGAATACAATCGTGTTTTCTTGATATCAGCACAGGATCGCTAGAAATTGCCGAAACAAAAAATTTGTTTAAAATAGATGATGTTCTACATAGAATTCCGCAGTATGCTGATACCCAAGAACAGCCAGACATCTATGTAAAATACTGCACAAAAAATAAAATGGTTACAGTGTCCCTGCACAAAAAATGGGGCGGCTTATATGGACAACTTGACAATGGCCAAAAAACCACGAAGGTTGTTTGGTCTGGTGATACTGCATTAGATTTTTTAATAACAAAAAGAAATGATCCTAATATTATTCTTAATAAATTTTCTTGTTGTATTGACAGTCTAATCGACGATAATATTGAATTTAAATTGCGTCTTGATAATTGTCAATTCAGCATGTATACTAAAAGAGTTCTCAAAAATTATGCATTGGATTTTGCTATATGAAAACAATAGAGTTCGATACAATCTTTTTAAGTTACGATGAGCCTAATGCCGAAAAAAATTATGCTGACTTGTGTTCAAAAGTTCCTTGGGCACAACGTATTCATGGTGTAAAAGGATCTGATGCGGCACACAAGGCCGCTGCTGAATTAGCCGATACAGACTGGTTTATAACCATTGATGCAGACAATATTGTAAATCCCAATTTTTTTGATTTAGATATTTCCTTTGATGATCCTAAAGTCCAGGTTTATAGTTGGTGTGGCGAAAACACTGTAAACGGTCTTATATACGGCAACGGCGGAGTTAAACTTTGGCATAAAGATTTTGTAAGGCAAATGCAGACGCACGAAGCGGCTGAGCATGATCGTGCTCAAGTAGATTTTTGTTGGGAAAACGGATATAAACAATTTAAGGAAGTTTTTAGCACTGTTCATATTAACACTACACCTTTACAAGCATGGAGAGCAGGATTTCGCGAAGGTGTTAAAATGACACTGCTAGATGGAGAAAAAGTGCATCCCCAAGAGATCGAACAAAAAATATGGTGGCATAATATACACAGATTAAAAATTTGGAGCACCATTGGAACACACGCAGTAAACGGAAAATATGCAGTTTTAGGTGCCAGACAAGGTGCGTATATGACTAATTGCACCGACTGGGATTATATTCAAGTAAGAGATTTTGATTATTTGACAGAGTTGTATAATGAAATAGTTGCACCTCTCGAGAATATTGACGCAGAGATTCAGATTTTAGGAAAAAAACTAAATCTAGAACTAGGCTTTTCGTGGCCATATTTAGATAACGAGTTGAGTTTATACTTTGCAAATTTGTATAAAGAAACGATAAATCTAGGATCTAGTTATTTTAGAGGTTCAAATGTATGATATCCTAGCAGTAAGCTTTTCAAAATTTGAAGAATTACGCTGGGAAAAAATTAAAGAACAATATCCCACGGCAATCTTATGTGAGAATGTAAAGTCTTTTAAAGATATTTCTACCAAATCATTTACAAAAATGTTTTGGGTTATATGGGATAATTTAGAATTAACTAATAATATAAATCTCAATGAATATAGAGCAACACAATGGGACGATGATTATGTTCATATCTTCCGTAATGGCGACGTTTTTGATGGCGTGTGTCTATTTCCAAAAAAGATTTCGATCAGTGACAGAGAGCTTCATTACAGATTTTTTGCTAGGAAAAAAGATATTGATATCCAAGTTTCAAATCCTGTAATAAAACAAAATGATATCATATTTTTAAGTTATGATGAACTCAATGCAGAAAAAAATTTTAAAATAATAAATGACAGATTTTCCAATGTAAAGCGTGTGCATGGTGTAAAAGGAATCCATCATGCACATATTGAAGCAGCCAAGCTTGCAGAAACAGAAATGTTTTATGTTGTTGACGGAGATGCAAAAGTTTTAGAAACCTTTGACTTTGATTACAGGGTGGAAGAATGGTGTAAAGATACAGTTCATGTATTTTCCAGTATAAATCCTGTTAACGGTATGATATATGGGTATGGAGGTATTAAGTTATTGCCTAAACAAAAGACCTTGTCTATGAATACAGAAACCACAGATATGACAACAAGTATAAGCAAGCAATTTAAATCTGTAAAAGCTTTATCTAATATTACAGAATTTAACACTGATCCATTTAACACATGGAAATCGGCATTTAGAGAATGTGTAAAATTATCTAGTAAAATTATAGCAAGGCAAAACGATACAGAAACTGACGAAAGATTGCAAAAATGGTGCACCGAAGGTATGAATAAACAATTTGGCGAGTATTCTGTGAAAGGCGCAATAGCTGGCAAACTATATGGTGAAAAGTTTAGAGATGATCCCGAAAAACTTCGATTGATAAACGACTTTGAATGGTTAAAGAAAAAATTTAATGAAATACAATAGGAACATAAAAGGTAATGAATTAAGAAAGATTGACGGTATCTATGAATCTAGATACAAACACGACTCAGATTATGTTTTACAAGAACTTAACAAAGTAAGTCCTAGTTTTTGTTTGGCTAAATGGTATCATGTTAGTCTGCATATTCCTACTGGAAGGACCCACAGTTGTTATCATCCAAAAAGCCATCATATTCCTTTAAACGAATTAAGTAATAACCCTTCGGCCCTTCATAATACTAGATATAAAAAACGACAAAGAGATTTGATGTTAAGTGGCATCAGGCCAGAAGAGTGCGAGTTCTGCTGGCAGATAGAAGACAGTGGAACTCAAATAAGTGATAGAGCATATAGAAGTAAGGACGTTTACCAACCTGAACTGATAGATCACGTTCATTTAGACGATGATCCTACCCCTAGATATCTAGAAGTTAATTTCAATCAGGCTTGTAATTTTCGTTGTTCGTATTGCGGTCCGCAACTAAGCACAGCATGGCAGAAAGAAGTAGAAAAAAACGGTGCATATATTCTATCCGATCGCTGGCATAACGATATTAGTTGGGTTAAACATGATCAGCAACCTAACAACAGTCCAGATAATCCGTATTTGCTTGCGTTTTGGGAATGGTTTCCGGATGTATATCCTACGCTTCAAACATTC